CACCCCCAACCCCCAGGCCCTGATCCAACGCGCTCAGGTGCAGACGCAGGCCAACCGCTATGCGTTCCTGCGCAAGGCTGCGGACAATAAGCTGGTGGCACAGATCGCTAAGAGCTGATGCTGCCGTTCATTACGCCCCCAGCACCACGCGCCACGCGCCAGATCGGCAATGAGCAGGTTGGCGTGCTGGAGGTGGAAGTGCGCGGCGGCCTCACGGTGGGCGAAAGCGCCACCATCTCCGAGCTGTTAGCCGAGGAGCAAAGCAGCTTCGTGCGTGGCGCCCAGATCGCGGATGCTATCGCCAAAGAGGAAAGCATCTCGCTGACCGAGGCGTTCCAGATCATCGAGTCGGCCATTGCGGGGCGCCCGCTGGAAGCGGAAGCTGATGCGATCCGCCTGCGTCATGCCGAGCGCATTGCTGAGGTGGCGCGGGTGTATGCGCAGGCTGGGCAGCGCAACCTGGAGGCCACCGTCTGCGCCATCGTGCGCTCGCGGTGTGCCGGCTGCAGCAGCTTCGGCATCGAGGAGGTGCGCGGCATGGCCAAGCCGCTGTTTGATGGCCTGTGGCAACTGGCGCAGGATGAGCAGGCGGCGGAAGATCTGCCGTCGTCGCCCCCGAGCGAGGACGACCTAAAAAAGCCGCAGCCGGCGGCAGTGGCCGGGAACAAACGGACTGGGCGGCGCTCTACTGGGAACTGAGCCGAGGCTTCCCCGGCGAGTTCCACCGCAGCAGCTACAGCTTGGAGCTGCGGGTGACGGTGCTCAACGCCTGGAAGGCACTGCAGAAGCTCAAGCGCGAGGAGATGGCACTGCAGGAGCTGCCGGTGGCCTCGTTGTCGGCGCTGACCGCCAACATCAACCGCGACCCCAAAAAGGGCAAGGCGTTTGCGCCGGCCGACTTTGCGCTGTTCCGCGAGCGCGAGGCGCAGCAGGCGCAGCTCAGCCCGGAGGTGGCCGCTGTGGCCTTGGCGCTGCGGCATGAAGACCAAGCGCCGCCGGTGCTGCTGGCGGCCTGGACGGAGGTGCTGGCCAGTGCCACCGAGAGCGCCCAGGTGCCACCGGTGCGGGCCTTGCGCAGCGACGACGGCCGGGTGTGGGTGCTGGCCCCCAGCTGGGAGGGCCGCAACATTCGGGGCGGGCTGGTGATGACCACCGGCTGCGCCCATGGCACCGTCACCCTGCGCGACATTGACCGCAACCTTGCCACCTATGCGGTGCAGGTACCGAAGCGTCCGCTGGCGGGATGGCTAGAAGCAGGACTGCTGCTTGTCTGCGGGGAAACCTCGGAACATGGACATCCTCGCCCTGCGAACGTCGATCGCGGCAACCCTGAGCAGCCTGATCGGCACCTACACGCTGGCGAACGGCAGCACCACCCCGGCAATTTCGGTGCGCGGTAGCGGCGAGAGCCTGCCCGCCGGCACCACCGTCACCGGCATGGAGGTGGTGATCCTGCGCGACCCGGAACTGCAGGCCATCCCCAGCTACCAGAAGGGCCAGGCCATCAACCGCTGGACGCTGTATCTGGTGGATTGGGACATGACGGCCAGCCTGCAGGAGGCAGCCGGGAAGCTGATCTGGGCGTGGCCGGGCAGCAATGCGGTGAGCATCAACGTGCCGCAGAGCGTGGGGCCTCGGCACCAGATGCGGGTGGACCTGCAGACCAACCCTGAGACGTATCCGTAGGACGCGGAAACCTTGGGGTAGCACTGACCCCTGTAGATGGCTGTTTTTCCTGGCGCTGGTGACGCGTCTGTACGGCTGGCGTTCAACGATGCCAGCGGCGTTGAGCAGAGCGTCACGGCCACCAATGCGCTGCCGATCGAGCCCCTGGGTCAGGCGGGTGTGGCGCGGAAGCTGACGGCGGGTGCCAGCAGTGCCAACACGGCGCTGACGAGTACGTGCAAACGGATCACGATGCGAGCGGTGACGGCTGACATCCGCTACGCGATTGGCACCAGCTCGCAGACAGCGACCACCAGCAGCCACTTCATTGCCAGCGGCGAGCGGCTGGATCTGGCGGTGCCGCTTGGCGCCAACATTGCCATCATCCGCGATGCAGCAACCAGCGGCACGCTGGAACTGACCGAGCTGGTCTGATGCCAAGACTGCGCGTTACACGCAACAGCGTCACGGGTGCGGCTGTGGCTGCAGTGGCGGCAGGCCCCAGCTACGACGCCGACGCCACGACGTATTTCGCTGCGGTTGAAGCGGCGGACGGCCAGAGCTTGGAGAGCGGCGTCAAGACTGCCATCAATGACTTCATCGTGGGCTGCAAGGCCGATGGCACCTGGAGTGCGCTGAAGGCGTCTTGCATCCTTGCCGGTGCGCGCACCCTTTCTGGAGCATTGGTTCCACTTGCTGGCACAGCACCTACAAACTATAACTTCGTCAGCGGCGATTACAACAGAAAGACGGGCTTGGTTGGCAATGGCTACAGCAAATATTTAGATAGCAATAGGCTGGATTCAACAGATCCGCAAGACAATAGCCATGTCAGTGTTTACAAGACAGCCGGAACAACCGGCGGATCGTTGCTGGGATCCGCCAATCCGCCTTCGTATAACAGAATGACGGGCATGGATATTTTGGGGTCTAGCTATAGGTTCTTCTCTAGAGACGCTGGAACAGCCCTAGGTTCCAGTTCCGCTACTGGCGTTGTAGGGGTGTCAAGAGCATCGTCAACTACAATTTTAATTAGAGTAGCATCCTCGACTAGCTCAAACTCATCTACTTCGGGGACTCCATCCGGCAATAAGTATTTTGTCTTTGATAGATCAGGCGGCAGTAGTTATTTCAGCAGTGCCCGCCTCTCCTTCTACTCCATCGGCGAGGCCGTAGACCTTGCCCTGCTCGACACTCGCCTCACCACCCTGATGTCCGCCCTGGCTACCGCCATTCCCTGATCATGACTCTCGCTGACCTCCTGCCCACCGTTGCCGGCATGACCGATGCCGAAGCCAAGGCGCTTGCCCTGGTCTTTGGCGACGACGCCTATGACGCCCTGCTTGCCGCGCAGGCGCAACGCCCTGATGCCCGCGACCGCGTGGCCCCTGTGCAGCTCACCGATGGCCGCTGGCTGGTGTGCGCTGATGTGCTGCGCGAAGCCGCGACCGGCGGCCTCTATGCCGAGGGCTTTGCCCTGCTGCCACCCGCGCTGTTCGACACGGTGGACGTGATGCCGTGGGACGACGGCTGCGCCCTGCTGCCACCGCCGCCAGAGATGCCTGGCTTGGGCGGCGGCCAGTAGACCTGCACACTACGGGGCACCCTCCAGCTCGGCGGCGATGGCGAGGAGCTGGTGGTGCACACTTTGCTTGGCTTCCCTGAAGCCCTCCATGTATTCGTTCATGGGATAGCGGCCAGGGAAAGGCGCGACCTCATGCGCAGCAGCCCGCAGGGCGGCGGCAATCAGCGGCGCCATCTCTTCAGCAAAGTCAGGCAGTCCTTCTGGTGGCACGTCGTATTTCTTCAATGTCACTGCTGTCAGGACTGCGCGGGCAGCGGAGGAGATGTCAGTCATCGAGTTGCTCCAGTGCGCGGCGGATCACAACGGCGTCCTCTATCGGTAGGACCAACACCGGAACCGGATGATCAGCCCCGTCAACCTCCAGCAACGCCTTCAGCGCCTGCTCTTTCAAGGTCGGCGGCTTGGGGCGGCGGGCGGCGCGGAGATCCTGCACTGCTTCGTGCTCGTAGCAGAACCACCCTTCATTTACCAGCCACTCACAGCACGCCTCAAGCTCCTGGTCAGCTCCCCAGCGGGCGGCTTGAGTGGCAATGTGCTCTTGCCAGGCAATTGGATCTTTTGGATCCATGCGCTGTGCTTGTTGCGCCCAGAGACGACGCAGCTCAGGCGGTGGGGTGATCGGGTGCTCGGCGCCAGAAGGCGCTTGATACTCTTTGCTCATCATCCTGTTACGGCAGGGTGGTCACGGCCTCGGTGGTGACACACGCGGGGCCACCCCAATCCTACCTCTGAAGTCTGCTCGGCCATCGGCCGGCGGGGGCAACTTAGGCATAGACGCCAGGCCCCCGTGACGCCGCCTACCGCTGAAGAGATCACCGGCATCGCCGTCGCCTTGCTGGCCGGTTCCGAGATCCTCAGCCTTGCCCCCGGCATCCGCGCCAACGGCTGGATTCAGCTGGTGATCGGCGCCCTGCAGGGCATTGCGGCAGCGGGTGAGCAGAACAAGCGCCGGGGTCGGGGGCGTCGCTGATTGTGGAGCCAACGCACGGTGAGATCCTGCGCGCCATTGGCGTGCTCGAAGGCCAGTTGAAGCAGCTGCTCGACGCAGCCATCTCAGATAAAGGCGAGCGCAGTTCGCTGGGCCAGCGCATCGGCGCTTTGGAGCAGCGCATGGCGCAGGTGGTGATTGGCGCTGTGGTGCTGGCAGTGCTCAGCCCGATGATCTGGGCGGAGGTGAGCAGCCTGATGAAGCACTCGCCAGTCCCTGCGCTGGAGCGCTCACGGTGATCCGCCTGACCGAGGCAGCGCGGTTCTACCGCGAACTGCCGCACCAAATCGCCGCCTGGACTGCCCTGCAGGCCAAGGTGCCGCCCGAGGCACTGCAGGAGTTCGAGGAGCTGTACCGCTCCGCCCCGGCGGTGAAGCAGGAGCTGCCACCGGCGTGGCTGGCACCGGCGCTGCGGATCATCCGCGAGTTTGAGGGCTGCCGGCTGGATGCGTACAAGGATGCGGCCGGCGTGGCCACCATCGGCTGGGGTGCCACGCGCTACGCCGATGCACCGGTGCGGATGGGCGACACCATCACGCAGGCCATGGCCGATGAGATGCTCACCAACGACGTGGAGACGTTGTTCGGCCCCGGCGTGTTTGAGCTGCTGCCGGTGGCACGCAGCTGGAAGCCGGAGCAGGTGGCGGCAATCGTCTGCTTTGCGTACAACGTCGGCCTGGGGGCACTGGAGGAGAGCACGCTGCGCAGGCGGCTGCTGGCGGGCGGTGATGCCTGCACGATCGTGCGCGAGGAACTGCCGAAGTGGTGCCATGCCGGCGAGGCAGTGCTGGCGGGACTGGAGCGGCGAAGGGCAGCAGAGGTGGCGCTGTTCTGCAGCGTCAAGCCCCCGCTCCAGCAGCAGCAGGTGCAGTTGCGCAACCCGCTGAAGGTGCCGTACTTCAGCCAGCGCGACTCGCAGGTGGAGGGCCAAGCGTCGCGGATGTGCTTCAGCAGCAGCTGCGCCATGCTCGTGGCCACGCTGCGCCCCGGCGTGCTCAAGGGCGCCAACGGCGACGACCAATACCTGCAGCGGGTGCTGCAGTACGGCGACACCACGAGCGCCGACGCCCAGCTCAAGGCGCTGGCCAGCTACGGCGTCAAAGCGGTGTTCCGGCAGAACTGCACCTGGAGCGACCTGGAGCAGCAGATCGCCAAGGGTGTGCCGGTGCCCTGCGGGTTCCTGCACCACGGCCCCAGCTCGAAGCCATCAGGCGGTGGGCACTGGTTGATCGTGATTGGCACCACACCGACGGCTGTGATCGTCAACGATCCGTGGGGCGAGATGCTGGTGGCCGAAGGCACCTATGCCGGCAATCGTGGCGCGGGCCTGGCCTACAGCCGCAAGAACTGGGGCCCCCGCTGGATGGTCGAGGGGCCCGGCACCGGCTGGGCGATCATGGCGCAGCCATGAGCAAGGGCGGGGAGTATGTCGAGCCGGGGCTGTACCGGCTAAAGCGTGAGAGCGGTGCGGTGGTGTGGATCGCCATGGCGAACGGCATCACCTACATGAGCTACAGCGAAAGCTCGGCGCGGGACTGGCTGGCGGTGGAGCGCGGCGATGGGCCGGAGGCTGCCTAGCCGCAAGGCACTGGACAGACGCTAGCCAGCTCGCTACGGTGTACGCACCGGTACCGCCGGGCTGTCTTTTACCACCGCCATGACAACCACCCTCGCGTGGGTGGCGGTGCTCCTGCTGTTTCCTCTCCTGCTGCTGTGCTGGGCTTCTGAAAGCCGCCAGCAGCGGGCCCGGCGTCTTCGCCTTCAGGGTTGGACGCAGCAGCGCATCGCCAACCACCTGCACATCTCACGCACCACCGTTCGGAGGCTCCTCACCTAACGCCATCCCCTTGGCTGCCATCAGACACTCAAACAGCACCTCGGCCTGCCAGCGCTGCTGGTGCTCCGTGCAATAGCCCAGCCCGCAGACCCGCCAGATTGGGCCATGGCTGGTTTGGATCAGCTCGACACGCGGCTGATCCACCATCGCCGGCAACCTACGCAGTACCTCTAGGTTCCCTATGGCCTGGGGTGAGTGGATGATCCCTCAGCCGGGTCCTGAGCACCTGTTGACGCTGGAGCGTCAGCGGC